AGACCTATACAAACAAAAAAGGTCCTTGGAGTTGAAGTGGGAACAGGAGCATATTGACAATAATAGATATACTCTTGAAATGGTCAGAATTGATGACAAAGTTAAACAAGTCATTACTGAGATCAAGTTGGAAGAAGCAGCTATTGCCCATAGACAAAACGCTGTAGAAGGCGCTGCTCCTGAAGTTTCTGTAGCTACTTAATAAAAAGCTACATCGTTGGAAAAATCCACTCCACATTACAGGCTCTCTTGCACTCTACTCAAATCTAGTATATAAAAAATACACTATACATAAATTGAATATCGACGCGTATAGTCGACGGCCTAGAGACGATATTCAAATAACTAGGAGGATAATAATATGGCAAATACTACGTTTTCAGGACCAGTCATTTCTAAAAATGGTTTTATAGGTACTGGACCAGGTTCAACTGTGGCACTAACAGCTAATACTTCATTAACTGTAAATGCTCACGCAGGAAGAATCTTAATAACACAAGACGCGGATGGTATCTTTACTTTACCATCAATCAATGCAAATGCTAATGGAGCAACTGCAGGTACTACAGACTACAACAATCTAAATAACATTGGTGCAAGTTTTTACTTTTATGTAGATACATTAGCAACTGATGTTCAAATCGTAACTGACGGAACTGATAAGTTCACAGGTGCAGCTATGATTGCAGTGGATGATGGAGCTAAAAAAGCTTTCTTCCCTGGCGCATCTAATGATGTACTTTCTATGAATGGTACTACAACAGGTGGGATAGTTGGATCTGTAATTCAAGTTACGGCGTTAGAAACTGCTCAATACTTGGTGCACAATACTTTGATTTTAGGATCAGGAACTATTGTTACACCATTTAGCGATACGTAATAAATAATTAGTGTGGGGCTTCGGCCCCACATATTAATTTTAAGGAGAAAAATATGAGTTCATTTTCAAGTGACCAATCAGTAGCACACGCAACTGCAGATGGCCAAATGGTTCCTACAACGCAAAGAGCTAGAGTAACTTCTATTCAAGCAGAAGGTGTTGCTAGTGCTAGTGTTGTTTTAAAAAGCGGTGGAGCAGCTGGAACTGTAATAGCTACATTTAAATTTGGAACAGAAGGATTAAATGTTCTGTGTCCTAGTTCGGGTATTTTATTTAAAGAAGGTGTTTATTTAGATTTAACAGCCACACCTGGTGTTACTATAACCTTTACATAGGATAACTAATGGCCAACACTACTTCGGGCACTACAACGTTTGACAAAACGTTTTCGATCGATGAGATAATTGAAGAGTCTTATAATAGACTCGGTCAATTTGACATGAGCGGTTATAATCTAAAAACTGCTCGAAGATCATTAAACATAATGTTTCAAGAATGGGGTAATAGAGGTCTTCATTTTTGGGAAGTAGCAAATACCAATATTACTTTAGAAACAAATAAAAACGAATATAAAATTTTTAGAGCAACGTCTGATGGTAATTCTGATGGAGTTACCTCAACTTTAACTGCAGCCATAGCCACTACAACTGCAACTGCTGGAATTACTATTGCATCTAAAAATCGTATGCCTGATTCAGGAACAATTAATGTAGGATCTGAAAACATTTCTTACACTGGATTTAGTGGTTTAGAGCTTACAGGGGTAACTCGTGGAGTTAATGGGACTACTGCAGCCACTCACTCAGATGGAGCCGCAATAACTAATTTTGTTAATCAAGCTACAGAAATTTTAGAGTGTTCTTATAGAAATAGTTCTAATGTTGATTCTCCTTTAGAAAAAATAAACAGATCTCAATACCAGGCTTTATCTAATAAAACTTCAACAGGTCAACCCTCACAATATTTTGTTCAAAGATTCATTGACCATGTTTTGATAACAATTTATTTAACTCCAAGTTCTACTCAGAACGGAGACGTTATAAATTTTTATTATGAAAAAAGAATTCAAGATGCAGGGGCTTATAGTAATGCAACAGACGTACCATATAGATTTGTACCTTGCATGGTTGCAGGTTTAAGTTATTACTTAGCTATGAAATATGCACAACCAAGAATACAAGAATTAAAATTAATCTACGAGGATGAATTAGCTAGAGCTCTAGAAGAAGATGGATCTTCAGCTAGTGTTTACATTTCTCCTAAAACTTACTTTCCGAGTATATAATTATGGGTAACACAGCAAGAGGAAAACATGCATTATTTATTTCAGACCGATCTGGTTTGGCATATCCATACACTGAAATGGTTAAAGAGTGGAATGGTGCAAGAGTACATACTTCTGAGTATGAACCTAAACAACCACAATTAGAACCTAAACCTTACACTGCAGATCCTCAAGGATTAATGCATCCAAGACCTGCGAGAACAGAATTTCCAACAACAGATTTTTTACCAAAAAATCCATTTACGATGACTGACTCTTCAACTCAAGTATCTGTTAATTTTCCCTTTAGTGGTTATCAAACCGGAGACTTTATTAGATTTTATGACGTAAAAAATGTTGTAGGTGGAGTTGCAATTTCTACTTTACAATTAGAAACTACTTTAAATGGTGACATCACTGCAACAGCTACTTCAATTACTTTAACAGACTCATCTGCTTTTCCTAGTCAAGGATATATTGCAATTGAAAAAGTAAATTCAACATCTGGATTGTTTGAAACGGAAACTATTTACTATAATGGAAATACAGGAAACGTTTTATCGAATTGTGTTCGAGGAACAGCTGCTCCTTTCAGAGGACAGACTCCCAAAAACACACCCGCAGGTGAACACTCAAGTGGAGCAAAAGTTTACAGTGCTTATGCAGTAACGATGGTTCCAACCGTAGTTACACAAGCGGGTCAACCTTCAACTGTTACAGAATTTAACAGTTTTACTTTTAACTTAATCAGTGCTGCGAGTAGCACAGAAACAGGAGGCGGGTTCCAATGTTTAGCTGGACCTGTTAATGATAGAGCATGACATACGACGAATTAAAACAAAAAATTATAGACTACACAGAAGTATCAAGCAACGTATTTACAGATACTATTTTAAATGGATTTATTAATGATGCTGAATATAGAATTTTAAGAGAAGTAGACTCCGATAATAATAGACGTTACGCTACAGCTAATTTAATTGCATCTACTAGATTTATAGATGTACCAACAGATTTATTAATTGTAAGATCTGCTCAAATTGTAGACTCGGATTTAGCGGATGGAAGCACCGATCAAAACAGAGATTTTTTACAGTTTAGAGACACCAGCTTTATGTCGGAATTTAACCCTACAGCAACTACTGGAGTGCCAAAATATTACAGCAACTGGGACGAAACTAGAATAGTAGTGGCCCCTACACCAAACGCAACTTATACCATTCAGTTAAATTATATCTTGAAACCAACTGGATTATCTAGTACAAATACCACTACATACTTAAGCACCGAATTTCCCAACGGCTTATTGTATGCTTGCCTAGTCGAGGCTTACGGATTTTTAAAAGGACCCGTTGACATGCTCCAGTTATATGATAAAAAATATGTCGAAGCAGTCAAAGGATTCTCAATAGAACAAATGGGAAGACGAAGACGAGATGAATACCAAGCGGGTGTTCCTCGAATAGGAAAACAGTAAGGAGAAAACTATGGCTATAACACAAGCGATTGCAAACAACTTTAAAAAATTACTACTAGAGGGTGACTCTAATTTTAAACAATCTGGTGGTGATAAATATAAGTTAGCTCTTTATACTTCTTCAGCTACTCTTAATTCAGCAACAACTTCTCTATTAACTTCTGCACCAACTAACGAAGTTACATCAGCAAACTATTCAGCTGGTGGTGGTGCACTTGTTAATGCGCCAACTTCTTTAACAGCTGGTGTGGCAAGAGCAGATTTTGTTGACCTGTCATTTCAAAACGTTACATTGACAGCTAGAGGAGCTTTAATTTACAACACATCATCTGCAACTACTAACTCTGCAGTTTGTGTTTTAGATTTCGGAGCAGATAAAACAGCTACTTCAGGTACGTTTACAGTTCAGTTTCCAGCACCAACATCAACAGCAGCGATTCTAAGGATCTCTGGTTAATCGTAGGAGGTAACCTCCTATGAGTGGATCAGGAACTTGGGGCGTCGGCACATGGGGTCAAAACCAATGGAATGATTTAGCAGACCCGACTTTTACAGTCACGGGTATTGCCCTTACTGCATCTTTAGGAGACGAGTCAAGCTCAACTGAAATTAATTTAGGTTGGGGTAGACAAGAATGGGGTCTTCAAGGTTGGGGTATAGCTGGTACAACTATTCCTACAGGTATTTCCGCATCATTTAGTTTAGGGACTGTTACTACAACAGCCGATGCAAACACTGGTCCATCTACAAATAACAATCAATTATTAACAGCCGCTCTTGGAAGTGTAACAGCTACTGGTATAGCTGAAGTTCCAGTAACAGGTTTTGCACTTACAAATAATTTAGGAACAGCTGATGCTGGCCCTGATGCAATGTTAACAGGTAATCAAGCTACTATGGGACTTGGTACTGTTGAAGCATTTAACTTAGCAGGTTGGGGTAGACTTGGTTGGGGAGACAATGATTGGGGTGAGCCTGGTAGTTCTGTACAAGTAGATGTTTCTGGAATTGCAATGACTGCAGCTTTAGGATCTCCAACAGAAGTTACTGGTGATGCAACTATTGTTGCTAATACTTTAAACGTAGCACAATTAACTTTAGGTGTTGTTGATCCTGCACCTGACGCGGCGGTAACTGGAAACTTCATGATAGGTGCTTTAGGTACTTTAGGGTTCCAAGGAGATGTTTTACCTGTTCCAACAGGTATAGCAATGAGCGCTAATTTAGGGAGCGTAACAGTAGACTTAAATCAACAAGTAAATGTTACTGGAAATCCTTTATTAGCAAGGGTTGCTTCAGTATCTGCATTTACAGATGTCAACGCAACTTTTAATGGTTTTGGGTTGACTACAACAGTAGGAAGTGGTAATGCTCTTATCTGGAACGAAGTAAATACCGGTTCCGCTCCAATAGATCCTCCAGGCTGGAGAGAAGTCGTTGCATAAAGAGTTTGACACTAACTCTTTATTTTTATAAAATAAACGATATAAGGAATTTAATATGGCGAATTCAACATCAGCAAATTTAAAACTTACAGTACAAGCAACTGGAGAAAATTCAGGAACTTGGGGACAAATTACAAATACTAACCTTTTAATCTTAGAACAAGCTATTGGTGGTTTTACTACTTTTAATATTACTAATGCTGCTAGATCTTTAACTTTTACTAATGGTGCTTTATCAAATGGTAAAAATGAAGTTATTAAATTAACAGGGACTTTAGCTTCTAACTTAACAGTAAGTATTCCAAACTCAGTTGAAAAAACTTATT